CGCGCACCGAGAACTCGATTGCGCGACGACCTAAATCTTCAGAGTACGGATACTCTTTCTTCGGGAACTCATGCGTGACAATTCTACGCCCATTTTCTCGGCTACCCGACTCACAATGAAATTGAAAGCCGTCAAAGTGCGCAGGCAAAAGCCGCCGGCGCCAAGGCGCAGTCTGAACCAGATCGCGGATGCTCGAGACGGCCATCTTATCCCGGCCCCGCTCCCGGCCCCTCGCCACCAGTCATTTCCTTGGACTCGGTTGGCCCGTGTTCGGCTTCGGTCATTTGCTGATGACGATGCCAAGGCACCTTTTTGAACGGCCCCGTTTGCTCGGTGCTTTCCTGGCCCTTCGATTTCACCGTGACATCGATCTTGCCAGTGCCGCGAACCCGATGATGAAAGAATTGCCTTGCTGCGGCTTGATCCATTTCTCTTCGACCTTCGTCGGCTTCCGTGCTCATCAATCCAACCGGGCGAGTGGCATCCGCTACTTTGCGGAATCGCTCACGCGCCGCTGCAAGATCGATGAAATTTGCCTGTGGGGCAGTAAGCGTGCCGCCTTGAGCCGTCGTCAAGAAAGGAACGGCACCGGTTGCGGTCGTCGTGGCTGGCTGTACCGCTGCCGGTTGACCTGGCAGCGGTTGCCCTTGTGTCACTTCTGTTCCGTAAGGAATATTGAGCGCCAATCGCGGATCAGTAACACCACGCTGATGGCTCGTGCTTGCATTGCCAGAACGTTCGAACTCTCTGTAGACAGGATTAGGTCGACCATCTGGTAACGTTGGATAAATTTCTTCGTAATGCAGATGCCGTCGATCAATCACACCAAGCGGCGTACCGGATTCAACGCGTTGACCTCTACTGACCAAAGTTTGCCCATGATAGGCATATCGGCGATAGATGCCATCATCGCCTTTCACCACAGCGTAATGGTCATAACCACCAGGATCGTAACCCGTATAGGTAACAGTTCCGCCGATCATTGCTCCTGCAGTAGTGCCGCTCTCTGCCCGCCAGTCGACGCCCGAATGCGCACGGCCGCCTTTGCGGCCAGCACCGAAAACGTTCGAAGCATTCTCACCAAATTTACCAGTGACCGGAGAAACAAGTCCGCCAGCCGCTGGCTGCGCGCCTGGCTGCGCACCGGGTTGCTGTGGTTGTGCAGTTGGTGCCGTCGGCTCAGGCGCTGCGCGGACACCGCTTCTCATTCTTTCTGCCCAGGCCACGGCTTTCGGGCCAGAATAATAAATGTGTTCTCCCGTCGTTCCTGGATCGCCGATCTTGATGACACCAGACCCTTCCCTTGGTACTTCTGGCTGTCCGCGTCTATTTGTTCCCTGATCATCACGAAAGTCGGTGATGTTGCTTCCAGCCGCAACCCGGCGCTGGGCCTCTTCGCCGATGCGCCTTGCCGCGGCAGATTCGGGCTTCATCGGCACTTCGTTGCGTCGGATAGGGCCATAGAAGCTGCTTTTTCCCGATCCGATCGTTTGCCAAAGTGATGAATGACCCATCCGCATCGCGCGATTGACCATCGTCTCCATCACGGCTTGAGCAGATGCTTGATTACCGTGGGACTCGTGATCGAGAACTGCTGAGACCCGATCGCGCAATGCCGGATCACGCTCGAGCTCCCCCATCAATTTGCTGCGTTGTTGCGCGAGCCACGCGTTGCCGCCTTCGGCATACGACCCTGTCGGACCAGCAGCGCCGGAACCGCCTTCGGATTTCACGGGCGCAGCGCCTTGCGGCCAGGGCTGACCGCTGCCGCCCGGCCCCCATCCCGGCGGTGTCGTAACGGGCTTGGCCTCGTAGGCGCCACCGCCTCCGGGCGCCACGGTGGCAGCCCATGGGCTGACAGCGCCCCCGCCTATGCCGGGACCCTGACCGCCAAAGCCGGGCGGCATCACGTTGCCTGCGGTTGGACCAGGCCAAGCAAACTGCGGTGCGCCGCCGCCACCACCGCGGCCTCCGCCTCCGCCGCCACCACCTCCGCCGCCACCGCCGGCGCCATATGTGCCGGCACCCGGACCGCTGCCGGGACCTACGTCACTGCCGTAAGGTCCGCCGCCGCGTCCATAACCCCAGCCGGCGCCTGCGCCGGTGCCCATGCGTCGAGCTCGAAGCGGACCAAGCGCGCCGCCAGCCATATCCTCTTCGCTTGATAGCAATCGATTAGCGCGCTCCATCTGCTGAACGAGTTCTTTGGATTGAGTATTTTGCTCCCGCATCAAATCGCGCCGCTCAATGTTGGTCGACGGCTCGCCGTGAAGCTGCTCGGCCCAGTCTGCTGCTGCCCCCCATGTCCGCATCGGCTCATAAGGTCCGGTGAAACCCTTGACACCCTCCGTATCCATGAGTCGCTGTGGTTGTGCTGCACCGCCCTGCTGTTCGCGCTGCTGTTTCTCACGCTGCTCTCGGAACCACCGCTGCAGATCCCTAAAGCCTTCCGGTCCCGGCTTGAGCGGCTGGCCCGCCATCGGACCGCCGGGCGGAAACAATTCGCCCGGCTTCGACGGCGCAACCATGCGCAGCGTCAAGCTCTTGGATATTTTCTCGAGCAGATCAGCAATCGCATGTAAGCCTTTGCCGAATTCCGATGTCTCAATGTTATAAGCGAGAACAGCCTTAATCCTATCCCACGCTGTAGTCATCGCGGCGAGATCGTCATGGAGCTTTTCCGATGCCGCAATCTGTGATGCAATGAGCTTGCTTCGCCCCTCGCTCACGACTTCCAGAGCGTCTTTCATCCGCAACGCCGTCGGCATCAAGAAATTTTCTCGCAGCTTTGTTGCTATCGAAGCGGCGCGCTGCGGATCCGTCTTTTTAATTTCGCCTTCGACTTGATTGATGTAGCCTTTCAGTGCTTCGAAAAATTCGACAGGAGACTCTCGCAACCGCAGGAGCACAGGCAACATGGTATTGGACAATTCGTTAACTGCAGCATTGCCAGCCGACGCCGCGATCTGTCCAGCCGTCGCAATCAGGTTGGCTCCCCTCGCCCCCATCGCGAGGCGGCCTTCGGCAAACTCCTTCATCACTTTGTTAACGTCGCTGATATCCGTGAATGTCTTTTTTGCCGTCTCACGCAGAACCTCCATCTGCGCCGGGTCGATCAAGATGCGCCTTGATTCATTGGCTAAGTCGACCATCTTCTCGGCCATGTTGCCGAGAACAGCCGTCAACTTTTCCGCAGCAAATCCGACAGCACCGATCGCGCCAGCAGTCGCGCCCATGCCGGCTGCATATTTCAGCCACGCATCAGGCCCCTTCAAAACCGTATCGGTCAGCCGCTTAAGCTGCTCGCTGAAGTCCTGAGTCTGCTTTGACAAAGCCGAAAGGTTCTTAGCAGCGCCGCCGAGGTCATCGACCTTGCGCTTCAACATGTCGATCTGCGCCGACGCGTTGTCGACGATCGCGATAGATAGGGCTAGTTCTTCGAATTCTGCCATTGGTTTACTGCAACGTCGGCAAATCGATTTGCCGGTTCATTGCGACGTTGCCTTTGAACATGCCATCGCCTTCGGCTTTGACTTCGGTGCCCGCCGGCGCCTTCACATTGACATCAAGATTGCCTTTGGCTTCGACGCCAGATTCGGCAGCAAGACCGCGATCAAGCCCGCTGCGATCTAGCGGATTAAATTCGCGCATAGGCAAGTCGACGCCTTCGTACGGGTCTTCACGACGACGGTCTTCGATGTTCGTTGACTTTGGAGTCTCGCTTAAAAACCGCTCCCATTCTTTCGGTCTTATGCGAAGTCGATCTGTCAGATAAGGATATGCAGACGAAACCTCCCCGTAGTTAGCCGCCGCCTCGTCAGGAAACGCCGGCGCACGCTGCGCTTGTTGCGGTTGCTGCAACGCTCTCTGCGCCGCCTGGTACGAGCGCACGCTCGGCCGCAACGCGCTCGTCGGCGTCGTTTCAACATCGCCCATCAACGCCATGCCTTCGCCGCCAGGCCTGCCTACACTCGCAGCCGCAGCCGCACGCTGCATCTGAGCTTCTTGGCCAAAAGTTGGAATAGCTTCGGCGGTGAATTTACCCGATTGTAAAGCCTCCATCTGTGCTTGAGTTTTTCCCGCCCGGGTAGCCGCAGCGGCAGAAATATCGATTGCTCTTCCCGTGCTCTTAGCGGGACCAATGTCAGTGTGTTGCTCAATGGTTTGCGAGCCATCTGGCCAGGTGACCCTAAACATGCGTCCAAGCGTAGCCGCAGAACGCAGTGCAATTCCCTGGCGCTCCTCGGGAAAATACTTCATGCCCCACATCTGACCTAGAGAGGCACTTCCAGGCTTATCCTGACCGATGTCTTTGAACGCGCCATAAGTGCCATACCAGGAACCCGATCCGGTAACGACATCGGTCGTTCCAGGCCAAGCTCTGCGAACCTTTCGCTGTGTCTCGATATCCCATCCTCTTCCGGTAGGTCCAACCGCCTCCGCCGCCGCGCCACCGCCCGGCTGCGGCGAGCCAGGGGGAAGAGTCATCGGATTGCTTTCGCCCGCCGTACCGCCCATCGGCTGATTGTGAAACGCCGGATTGCCCTGCACATCTGGCGGCAAACTCTTGATGCCAAGCTGCGATGCCAAATCAGCGGACGTGAGCTCTTCACCGGAGATCAATGCATTGAAACGGCGGAATTGTTCGGTGAGTTCGCCGGTGTAGTCCTTCTGCTTTTCCATCTCCTTATTTACGTCTTCGAAACCGGTGCTCATGAGCCCCTGCGGTTTTGCAGGCGGTCTCGCCGCATTGTATCCGGGCGTCAGAGGATTCCAGAACGGGTTGAGCCAATCCCGCCAAGTTCGGTTCGGATCAGGCTCAAATACCGATGGCGCTTCCGGCTTGGGATTTTCGGCCTGCTCTCTAGCATGCTCGAGCCAAGCATTGACTGCCTTGATGATCGCGCCAAAAACCGGATCGTTGATCAAGTTTGTAGTGACGGCCTTTACAATGCGCTCCATGTTGTTGGCCATCTCGCCCGACATCTTAGTCCAGGCTTCGGACGCCTCGATCATCTTGTCCATTGCGGCCTTGTCTTCCTCAGTAACGATCTTGAAATCCTCCTTCATTTTTTGGAGATCGATGCCGCCAGTCCACCACTTGATCCACTCGTCCGCGCGCGCTGCCCCTACTGTAGGAGCGTTTTCGAATTCCTTAAGGATCCGCCGCTGACCCTCAAGAACGATATCGAGTTGTTGTGGCTGCGGCGCCGCTAACATGCGCTGGATCAGGTCATCCATCATCCTCATTTGCTTGAAGCTGAGTCCCTCCATCAACTCGAGCTTCTTCGCCGGGTCTGCCTGAAACTCCGCAAGTCGATCGCGCAGGTGTGTGGCAATACCGACCATAGCCTCGCGCGTTATGCCAGCCAGGCGACCTTGCTCGATCTCTTTCTCTAGTTGCGCCGGATGAATGCCAAGCCGCTTCGCCTGAAAAGCCAGATCGACGAGACCCTTTGCAACATCCGTTGTCGCACGAAAAACACCGGCAACCGTCTCATAAGCGAGCTTCGCAGCAAGGCCAATCGAGCCAAACGTAGCAGCGAAGTTCACAATCGCTTTGAGCGGCGAGCCGCTTGCGAGACCTTCGGTGAGCTCTTTAATCTGCTTTTCAATATTGCCGGTGTGGCGAAAAATCTTCTCGAAGTCCTCCTTCTGTTTGCTGCCGCCACCCATGTCCTCGAACGCTTTTTTAAGCTGCTCGAGCTTCTCTTTCTGGTCGCGCGAATCCTCTTCTTCGACCTTGACCCGAATGACAAGATCTTTGAATTCAGCCGCCACGATTAGTCTTCCTGCGCCTCAGCTTCACGCTGCATAATGCGAGTCAGTTGGATAGTCCGGTAAAGATGAAGTTGCACATCGCCAAGCGGCATGCTCAAAAACGCATCCGGCGATGTGTGATAGAATCTAGCCAGCCGATAACAATCAAGGATCAGATTTTCATCTGAGCTCACCAGGCCGCTAGATCGGGCAGAAAAAAATTACGCAACCTGAATGCGCAACTGTTCCAATCCCGCGTGTCCATGGGCTCGAGCAGCGGCGGAAGAACGCCGGACAAGGCCGCCATGATTCTCATCATCTTTTGTTCATCAATAGAGACCTCGCCGTCAAAAGTGATGCGACACGGATTGCCATAGCGATTGATGTCGCCGCCGGTCGGCTCGCGAAAACTCAGTTCCTTGATCAGTTCGCCGTTCATGCCACGGATCGGCTTGTGCAATAGCTTGACCTTGATCGGCCATTGCTCGAGTGGAGCAGGCGGCGGCGCCGTTTCCATCGGCGGCGGTTCGGCCTCGATGACCGGGCCGTTCCCCGGCCGCGCTTGCGCCGGCCCTTGTGGTCCGCCTGCTGTAGCCTGAATAAAGCCCTCGCGGGGCTTGCCTTGAGTCCCTTCCATGTGTCACCTCAGAGCAGATTGATTTCCAAGCAAGTGATGCCCTCCCAGCGCACGCGCGCCTGGCCATCACGAGTGTTGATTTCGATGCCACCCTTCACAGTCGCCCCCTGTAAAGTGTATTGTTTGTGATTCGCCAATTGCGCAATCACAGTCGAGTCGACTTGCAGAAGGATGTCCTCGAAGTTGAGTCCGGGCACCGTGCTCAAGTCACCCTCGATGTACGGCACGCGGGGTAATTCTTGGTAACCGTGGACTCCATCCTGTCCCGCGATCATTGTTCGCTCGACCGGCGACGGTGACACGGTGAAGTTTCCACGCAAAGCATATTGATTGCCGTCCACGCTCAAGAACGCGATTCCGGCGAAGCGCTGCGCCATGGCAGTCCTCCATGGCACCCCACAATGGTGCTAAAGCCCACAAAGAGGCACGGCGCGGCAACCCGTTGTGGACGGGCGTTCGGCGGCCAACCTAGCCGCGCCGATGTGAACTTAGATTGCGCCGATTGACGGCAACGTGCCGGTCACGCCGATCGTCGCGGGATTAGGTCCAATGATCTGAGTATCTAGACCCCTATCATATTGGAGTCTAAACTGTGCAAGCACGGCAAATACCCTTAATTGGTTTATCAAATCTGGCGGGTAAAGCACATTTACCCTATTAGGATCATTAGGATCCCGTTCCACCAAAAGGTTTGCTTTGAATGCTTGTAGGTTTTCCACCAAACCGTCCCACATATCTTGCACATACTCGGCAATAAGCTCACCTTTGATGATACCAGGGGTGACTATAGCCTGCCCTGGCCCAAAGCGTGTGCCATCGTCAGCCAACTTACACCTGGGGTATTTTGTCGTGATCATGTACCTTTGATTACGTATTAGCCTTGCAAGCGTCGCAAGCGTAGTAGCCAATTCGTAAGCATCGTCAGTATAACCATATAGGTTAAGCTGATAGGTGGTGGTCTCGCGGCTAATCATAGGCTGGTTATCCGATCCAGCCTTTTGCGTAGCGATGCCATTCGAGGCCAACCCGTTGAGCTCGATAGTATCGAACCGGTCCTGCAGCGGCGCAAGCTTCACCGTATTGAGCGAGAGCGTCTGTAGCGGGCGTGCAGGGTCATTAATAAAGGCGCGCTGGGCCTTTGCGGTATAAGCAGCCGCAACGTCGCCGACCGTAGATGGCATGGTCACTTCGATGCCCATGATCGAAGTTACGCCGGCATTACGCGTGTTGCCGAACGTCACCAGATTCGCATAGGTGTCGCGCCTGGCCGACCAGATCGAGCCGTACAATTGCCGACGCCATCCCCACCTCCCAGTGTCAGAAAATCCGTATTCCAATTCCCAATTAAACAGCGAATTGGAATCAGTGTAGGGCAGACAGACATACTCGAAGATCTTTTCGCCCATGTTGCTGATGCCGGAAGTGAAGTCCGGAACGCCAGTGCCGCCGGACAAGAAGCCGGGAGGTCCTGCAGCATTTTGGAACGTCAATGCCGCCGCCGAGGCCGTGGTCGCCACGCTCGTGGTGTAGACACCTGCACCACCAGGCGTGCCCGACTGCTGGTTGGTGATTTTCGTGCCCGCTGGGACGCCGGTGCCAGTGATCGTCGAGCCAACACCGATGTTGCCGGTCACCGCGCTTACGGTCAGGTTGATGCCTGAGCCCGTGCCAGTGCCGTTTGCTGTTGTCCCCGGAGCGCCAGCCGGCAGCGTGATGCCAAGGCCCTGCGGCGTGATCTCACCGCCGATCGTGCCGTAAAAATTAAGGTCGATCCGGATGTCGTTTCCGGTCACGCTCTTCCAGCGGCAAGTGACCGTCACCACACCGGCGGCCGAAGTTGCCGTCACCGGCAAGTCGGGTGAGACCGAGTTGATTTCATAAACGATAGCTGACGCGATGCTCGTCGGTGTATCGCTTGTGGCAACGTTCACCGGAACATGCTGACCAGCGATATAGAGATGAATCGTTCCCGCCTGCGTTGGCGCCGACGTAATTGTGATGGTCCCGGACGCCGCGACCGCAGCACCAGGCTCGGGCACGCCCATCCCCCACACTTCATTCGAGAAGTTGTTCGCGAAAAAACTTTTGAAAAGTCGCGAGATCTCCGAGCCGATGCCCCAGTGATCATCCGCCTGCGATTGCGTGCCAACGGCGATCGGAACGTTCGGCGTGCCGTGGCCGAGCGAAGTCATCACACCCACCAGCAGCGAAGGCTGATGGATCATGGGAATTCCGGCCATCGAGGGGTCAACCTCGACCCAATAGAGCGGAATTTTTAGGTCTGCTGGTATGTTGTTAAAGCTAATAGGCATGTGTGCCTCCTATGATGAGAGATAAGTTCGCGGTCAGTTCGCGCTGCAGCTACTCGGCTTTCGCACGAGTGTGAGTGCCGGCATGATGAGCACCACCACGAGTCTGATGTGCAGGCGCTTCCTCTTCTTGCTGCTCGATCGTCACGTCACCATCGCGCAGGCGCCGCAGCGTGTATTTATCGAGCGGCCACTCCACCGAGCCCTCGTCGCGGAAGCCGATCTTGGTCGGCTCGTGCTTGAGGTATTTGCGAAT